TTTGTTTTGGTGATTTCCTTCAAAATCCGTGCGATATGCCGTAAATCCAGCAAGTTTAACTTCCTGATTTCATACTTCATTTATCATCACCATCCCCATCATGATTAGCCGGAGTCCCCGCCGTAGATTCCTCCGGCTCCTCCAGCGTTTGCCCCGTAATAACCTCGGTGTACCATTTTTCACCCTCGTTTGCGTAATCCGGGTCGGATTCATCCACGGTGGCTTTTGCGACGCTTCTGTAATCCTTAACGGGATAATCATCCGGCAAAGCGCCGAATACGATCTTCAACGTATCCGGCTGAACTTCAACGCTATCGCCTTTACTTTTCGCGTCCTCGTTGGAGAGCTTCGCCTTACCCTTGAAATACTTGAAATACCGCTTAGAGCCGTTCTTTTTGAACCTCTCACCCATCAGTGCGATCCACGGCGGGTCGTCGTTTGCCCCGGACAGTTTAACCGCGCCGATTTTGGCCCAACCTAAAAGAAGTGCCTGTTCCGACGGCGTTAAATCTGTAAAGGTAAGCTCCACCTCAAAATTGTCAAAGCTGTCAAGAACCTCAAACAGCTCGTTGTCGTTATACTCGTTCTTTTCCGCCATATTAACGCTGACCTTCATTTCCTTCAACGTTTTAACCGCGAAAGGCTTACTGAATTTAAACGATTCGGGATGGTATATGGCAATATGCGCATTACTAAGCCCAATTTTACTGGATTTTTTTGATTGTTTGCTCATCTGTTTCACTCCTCAATTCGATATTCCAAAATAACACGGTTGATCTCCACCTCGTTCTGCTCGCGCTCATCGGAATAGTCGTAACCATTTTCTGCGAGAATCCGGGTAACCATTTCCGAAATCAAAAAAGGATTGCCCTTATTCCAAATGTCAATCTGGATAAGGGGAACCCTCATATCAACGCGATTGTCGGAAAACGAAGCAGCCCGGCTATATATTTGTGTGACGGTTATTTGCGGGTAGCCTTTTTTCATGTCATGCCATGCGCTGGAAATACTTTTAACCTTGCGTTTTAGCTCTTTGTCACCGCTCAGAAGTTCAATCACAAACTGCTTCGCCCTCATAACTTCGCCGCTTCCTTTACCGCGGATTTAATCGCCGCGATGTTTTGCTCAAACGCCGGACGCAGGAAAGGCTGCGCCGACATTTTAGATGTGCCGTACTCCTGATGCGGGGCGTATTCCACATTTGAACCCACCAGCGCGAAAGGTTCCCCGGTTGAGCCGTTGTTAAAAAACTGGTGGGTAATACTGGCCCGAAGATAACCGGTATCTACCGGACAGCGCCTTTTTGCATCGCCTTCAACTATTAGAGCGCCTTTCAAAATGGCTTTTTCAACGGCGGTTTCGGCTTTGCTGGAATAGTTTCGTAGCTTAGCGACAAGAGTCTCACCGCGCTGTACGGCAACGGAGCTGTTGCCACGTTTAACCATTTTTGAACGCCCCTAATATAAGCTCCGAATGTTTATCCCAATCATGAGCCAGCAGCACCAAATAAAAAAGGCTCTTACAGGAAACGTAATCCCCTGCTTTCAGGCCTTGCTTTTCGGTAAAACAGCGATACTTTATGTTTTCGTCGGATAAGCCATATTGCTTTTTTGCCAGTTCAGGCGAATACGGCTGCTTATCAACCTTATATATATCACCGGTTTTCCTGAAGCTTTTTTTCGTATAACCCATACCGGTATTCCGCTCATGTATTTTTACACGGATTAACATATCGTTATATTGCATCTAAACCGCCCTCACTCTCCGAAAACGCTTAAGCTCCTTTGCATAATCGGACAAAACCGCGTCGACATCATTTTTCCCGGCGTATTTCAACTTCCGGTTTCCTTGCGTTTCCTCGGTTACTATACGATTATCGGTATCACGGAGCCGGAATAGGTCAATTGTCATGCCGATAACCGTGTAATACAGGCTGTCAGGGACGTTTTTCCGATTGCAATAGCATTTTATCTTAGCTTGAATCTCGGAAAGAAAACTAAGTAAAATGCCGTCCTTTGATGTTTCATCTGCATCAATCCCCAGCCGGAGTTTTATTTCCCGGAGGGCTTCCTGATCCGCTGCTGTCATTATCATCACCAGCTTTCTGTTCTTCCGAATCGGCTTCAACGTTGCCGCTGTCCATTTCGCCGCCTACGCCGTCACCGCCCATATTTGGTTCAAGCAATAGAAGCAACTCAGGCGCAGTTGTTTTTTTCGTAAACTTGATGCCACGATTCTTGGCTTCCGCTTTAAGCTCCGGTAACGTCATATCGGACAAGGGCTTTCCCAAGGACGTATCGTCTTGATTACCCGAGATTTTGAGCGGCTCGCCCAATATGTACCCCTGTGCCTTATAAACCGCGTTATACATCTTTTCCGTAGCAAGTATGGTCTTGTCGCCCCTTGTAGCCGAATACATAATCATTGTGGCCCTCCTATTCTTTCACAATGGAGAAGGCTTCGTCGATCAGCGGCAAGAATCCCAAGCGCATGGTTGCCTTAATGGCGACCATATCGTTTTCAGCCAGCGACAGGGGTTTGCCGTCGCTCATTGTGACATTAAGAAGTGTGGCTTCTTTGAGTATCTCGTATTCGATGCCCTCCCGGATGCCGACAAGGGATTTCGTCCAGTCAGCAGCTACGATATGCGCCTCGGTTTTATCCCACGCGCCGTTCCTTACGAACTCGATGGGGTTATTATAGAACTCTCGCTGATTCACGCCGTCAACATAAAGCTGGTTGCCGTGGCTGTCGCGGAGCTTGCGAAGCATATTTTTAATGCCGTAATGCGCCGCGAAGCCATTAACGTCCAGCCCTTCATCCTCAACCCCAGCCATAGCGTCGGACACATCAAGGTCAAGGGTCGTATTTGTGCCGATTATAACGATATTACCCACGTCGGTGGCGGACTTAACGATGTTTCTTGCCCACGGTGAGCCCGTGCCGAAGATAGCCGCCGCGTCGATGGACTGATAGAACGCCTCTGCAATGGCTGCCCTCATTTCGCCGAATACGTCGATGGTGGAATCGGCAAGCTTTTCCCTTGTCACAGGGATTATTACCGCCAGTTTCTTTGCAACCATCTCCGGGAATATCCATGTGGCCTTTGACGTTTTGATGCGATCCGTTTCGCCTACCCAGTATGCGCCTGGCCCGTCGGCCATTATCGGAATCTTCTTTGTATCGCTTTTCATCGATTCAACCTTGGAGAGCCGCAACACAGACGAACCCCGCGCAACGTCTTTAATTATTCCCTCCGCTTGTTCCTTGGGCACAAATCCCTGTAATTCATCTTTTAAATATGCCATAATCCAAATCTCCTTTTATGCGTTTTTATCGGCGTTGGGCCTGATTCTCCAGCACGGCTTGTAAAAACCCGCCCTGTGCCACAGTGGAAGCGGCTGCATTGCCTATGGGCGGCGTTTTTCCGGCGATACGTTTCACAACCTCATCCTGTACGGCTTTGTCGAACACGGCTTTAAAAGCGGCGATGCGTTTTTCCGTGCCATCCTTGTCATCGGCAAGCACAAGTTCTAGAATCCCGACGGGAAGGGATTGGTCAGCCAAAAGCTTAGCCGTGTCAATAGACAGCTCACGCCGGGCAAGGTCTTTTTCCTTTTCATCAAGGGCCTTTCCCTTTTGGGTTTGTTCATGCTCCGCCAGTTCTTCAGCGGACATTTTTGCTTTTTTCAGGGCATCTTCAACCGCCAACCGGGTTGTTTCCTCGTTTGTCGCCATAATTCCAGCCACAAGGCGTGACACATCTTCCTCGGAATAGGACTTAGCAACGGGCTGGTCGGCAGAACCGCCGGAGACTTCGGCACTGGCAGGACTACCGCCGCCATTTGAGCCGCCGCTTATTATTTGAGATTCGCCTCCGTCGGAAGTTGTCTGTTGTTGAACCAATTGATTTTCTTCCATTTTTACAACTCCTTCTTTTATTGAAATAAAAAAAGACCGCCGTTATGATCAGGCGCTCCTTATATCTGCTTTGTTGCCAAGTGCAAAATTTCATTTTCACCGGAATTGTAGTAATCAGACACAATCCCGGTGTATTCCGCTTTGCCTCCGGACTCCGTTTTGACCGCGATATTAAAGGTTTCGTCATCGCCTTGAAGGTCAACGATCCGATCATATAGGACGTTAAGAGCCAGATCATTGTTTGCATTGGCGATGTTGATGTTTACCCGCGTCCTGTTTCGGGCAATGTTGATGGTACTGTACTCCTTGATTTCAAGCGATTTACCATCCGAAAACTGTATTAAAACCGTTATTGCCATTTCCTCGCTTCCTCTCATGTTTATAATAAAAAAGAACGCCGGTTATTGCCGGACGCTCTTTTCTGTTGCTTCAATGTCGATTTCGTCAATGTTTACATAAATCGTTTCCCAGTCTTTTGGTGAACTTCCTATATCCACAATAAATTCCTTTTGGTCGAACACCTCCACAGCACAACCTTCCCGCCCATCTTTAAGGACTACATGCTGGTACTGTTCAATTATCACTTTTATCAGGCTCCTTTATGTACAAAGTTGTCATTTTTGTTCCATCATCATTTACCAGCCAGCCAATAATAACATTCGCCGGGAATCCTCTTATGCCGTGTAAAATAGCTTTTTGCTCGTATGCTATACCATGAATAGAGGTTTTTTTATACGATACAGGATACCTCCCCGCCGCGTCAAGCACCTCCACTTGTAACAGTCCCCAATTTGAAATATCATAACCCAAGCGGCTGGTAAAGGCCCTGCCTTTTGCATAACCTTCTTGGTTATCAGGATTAAATAAATACCTATCAAACTTCGCATCGGCGGCAGTAGCCCTATCCGCACTGGGTAACGCAAGCCCCGGATTATTAACAAGCCGATTCTGGCGCTGATAGTCTAGCTTAAGGAGATTCCAGTTATCACTATTATACTTGATTTCCTGAAAATCCGCAAAGCTTTTTGGCGCGTTTTTACCTAAAATCTCCTTGTATTTTTGATATTGTTCCCTGTCCGCCAATTCATTACGGCTCATTTTCAAGTTCAAATCCATTTGCCGGTTCTGTTCGTCTGTCAGGCTGGCACGCCAATCCCTGTAATTCATATCGGCAGGAACGTAGTAATTGTTACCCATATCGTCCCGTGCAATGCGTTTGCCGGAAACATCGCCAAAATAGGCGATGGTTGTACTGCGGCAGTTTGGATGCATGGGAGGGCAATTTACACCGGGTTCTGCTTCATTTAACGGAAATGTCTTTTCCGTCAAGGTCTTGGCAAATCTCGCTTGTACGGTTGTCCAGCGTGGCAAGATATTGATATTTATCAACTATGCCGGATTCGATATAGCCGTCTATCGTGCCTTTATTAAAAGCATAATTGCTTTCCGTCCGCACAAGCCGATTTGCGTCCGACAACTTGACATTCATACGCTGGCTGACGAGACGGTACATCTGGTTTATGCTTGAACCCCGGATTAAACCATTAACCAGAATATCGCGCAGTTCAATACTAAACTTCTCCCGGTGGCCCCAAATACGCTCGGAGAAGTTTTTACCGCTCCAGTTTTGCAAAATGGCGTTATCTACGGCACGTACATTCAATAATGCAAGGTCGCGCCCGTAAGCCGTATCCCCGGCATATTCCAGTGCCCGGTAATAACCGTCTTCGTATGTCTTATGCAAAAATCTGTGTACATCCCCCGAAGCGTCATTATATAGCCGCTCGACGCGCTCGTTTATCTGGCCAAAGATAAGCTCCAGCCGGGTAATACGGCTTTTTAGCTTTAAATCCTCTTCCGATAACTCAACAGCCGTCAGCCGTTTTTTCGCTTCCTGTAACGTTAGCCCGTTTTTATCGCTATATCTCTTATAAAATACAGAAATATCTTTCTGTATGCCCTCGGCGGTTTTCATGTATCTTTGCGATAATTGCGAAAAAATAAAATCCTCCGTAGCGTTTACAACCTTGGCGAAATCCCTGATCGCCCGGAGCGTCCAATAATCCTGCGATGATAAGGGCATTATTCGCCGCCGCCTTCATCAAGATTTACAGTTTGATAATTCTCCTCAGCATACCGTTCCGCAAGGATTTTATCAATCTCAGCTTTGGGATTATCAACAAAGGGGAGAAGCCCTAACTGTGTTTCTTTACTTACGACTCCTTCCAGCCCACCGACATTATTGATTATCTCCGATTCGTTTTCTATAACATTACGGTCAAAAATAATCTTTATATCATGGGCGCTGTATTTTGTGCTGCGCTTCAGATTAATAAATGCCGTAACCAGCTTCAGCTTCTTTTTCAGTGCCGCCCGGAACTTGTTTTCCTTTATTACAGAAAGTTCCTCCAGCCCGATCAGCCTATACTTAATAGCCACGCCGGAAAGGTTTTGCCCGAAAGATTCGTCCGACAGCGCGGGAACCTGCGCTAGAAAGAATAAATCCTTCCGTAAACGGTCTTTGAAGTTTTCAACGGCGGTATCGTTTATGTTCTTAATAAGCCATTGGGCCTGGCCTTTTTCGTCAACTAAAAGGATGCGCTCCTTTTTTAGCGTCTTAATGCGGTTTGATTCTCCATCCGATTCCATTCCGTCATCATCGTCAGTAACAAAGCCGTCACCGGCCCCGGCCAGTACAAGGAACGCGTCGGTGAAATACTCAAAGTCGTTTGCGGTATCGCTTTGGCCCTTGTCATAGGCATCAACAAGGGTTATAACGTCTTCAAAGTCGCCTTTCTGCTCTTTATTATTTTGAAATACGATTACTGGAACATCGTACAAGTTATGCGTGTGACGCTCAATTACAACATACTCACTGACCCCGGTATCCTTCTTATATGTAATAATCTCGGTTTTTGTATATAACGCCGCAAAGTCAGCGGATTTTCCGCTGTCAAAGACATCTGCTTCAGTCCAGACACGAATAGCGCCTTCAAGAAATTCACCAATTTTATTTGAATATATAGGGATTATTTCCCGAGCCCCAAACATCTTACTTTTAAGCTCCGATGCCTCGTTTATGTAAAGAAGCTCAAAAGCAATGCCGCACTTGGATGCTTCCTTAGCAATTTCAAAGGTGACATCCTTGCTGTATTCCTCATCTAAAACGCTGTCAAAATCGGCTTTGTGGTCTTCATCATCAATGACGAAGCGAACGCCTTTACCCATAAAGTAGCCCGTAGCCATATTCGTAATATACTTACAAAAGCCGTGGGCGATTTTATTATTAGGCTTTGGTTCCTCGATAACCCGTGAAAGTATGGCGTTCTTGGTGTCATAATATTTTTCCAGCTTATCATAACGGCTGCGCTCTGCCGCAAAGGCCGCGATTATCTTGCCTATCTGTTCCCCCGTCAGGCCGGAGCTTAAATCAAGGCGAATCATATAAACCTCCTAAAGCCCTAGCTTTTTCCTATTTAACACCCGCGCTTTTTTCCGCCCCTTTACCTCACCGGTAGCAAACTCAAACAACCCGGTCAGCGTGTCCGGCGCGTCGTCATGTGCGTTTTTACCCTTGCGCTGGAACGACATAAGCGCTTTAAAAAAGGCCGGATACTTTTTATCCCAGCCTTCCGGCATGATTACCCGCTCGCATATGTTTGACGCATTCACTAAAATTCGCGTTTTCTTGGGCTTTGATTGATGGAACCATGTCACCGTGCAACGGCGGTTACGAATCTGTTTCAATCTTTTGATGATATTCCGCGCAAACCCCCGCTCGCCGTTGTTTGATTCTATAAGGCTTTCCCTAGCATTATGTAGCGTTAAACGTCTGGTAAGCTCCGGTTCTGTGATTTCCATTGCTTCATCGGTGTAATAAATATCTGTAACATACAGATAGCTGTCTATCATTCCGGCGGATATGGAACCCAGGAAGTCAGCGCCTTCATCCGCTGTGTCGGTGTAATTTATGATCCGCTCGAATTTATCAGCGTCGATTACGTCATAAGTCTTAAACCCGCTGTATAAAGCGCCTTGGATGTCTATGGGCGTTTGCTCGTAGTTAGCCAGCCAGAAGCTTTCATCCAGCGTGGCCTTTTTGGATAAAAGGTTTTTCGTGGAATATAAGTCCTCGCAAATGCTAATACCGGCTTCATCAAGCGCTTTCATGGACAGCACAAAACACCGTTCCGGGTATTCTTGAAAAAGCCGCCCGGTCAGATCATCGGTGGCCCAGCGCGTTTGGATGATTATCTGCTTCGCGCCGTCCAGCATCCGGGAATAAAATGTATTCTTGTAAAAGTCCCAATGGGCTTCTTTTACACGCTCGTTTAAGGCTTCCTTTGCGTTTTTTATCGGGTCGTCGATTATACCAATGCTGCCGCGCATACCCGTAATAGAACCGTCGAAGCTGGTGGCAAGGTATGAGTTGTAATAACCTTCAAGGCTCCAGCGCTCCATTGCCGCGTCGCCGTATTTGATTTTAACATGCGGGAAGAAGCTGTTTACAACAAAGTAATCGTCATCCCCGCCTATTTCCTCATCTTGAATCAAATCACGGACGGTTTTAGAGAATTGAATAGACAGCGATTGATTATACGATACTTCAATAACCTGATTCTTTGTGTTTTTACCGTAAATCCAAGTAGCGAATACGCTGGCGGTATATGATTTACCGAAGCCCGGCGGGAGGTTAAGTATCAAAATGTCATAGGGTTCGCCTGTCTCAGGATTCACAAGCTTGTTTTCATAAAAATCTTGTAAGGAGTTGCAAATAACATCCTGATAAACCCGCCCCGGCTTGAAAAACCCCGGATTTATTAGGTTGCAATACTCCCGGAAATAATCCTGTCCGCGTTTAATCTTATCGCGGCGAATATGGTCAGGGGAGCTTGAATCCTTATTTATGTATTTTTTAAAATCAGTTACAAAGCCATTCAAAGGATTTCACCGCCCTCAATATCTCTCGGAGCTTAAAATTTTAACCGCTGTAATATGCTCCCGTCGTAAGCTTTCTTTGGTTATGTCAAACGCTCCGCTGCGGTAAAGCTTATCCCAATCCCGTTTATATTCGCGCCGATGGGCCGCGCTTTGCTCCTTGCGATATGATATTTCGGCTTCGTAACCCTCACAACGCGTAATAAACCGCGAAACGGTTTCCCGTGCCTTATTCACGGCGGCGGCTATTTCATTTATACTCATATGTTTAATAAAAAAAAGGACTTTAGCCTGTTCTCGCCACATTTCAACACTTCCTAAAAGTCACAAAGTTGTCGGGTTATTTTTGGGCATAACAGGGTATTGACAATTCCGTTTTTATTCGATAAACTAACCGCGTAGCGGTTAGTTTCAAACGGTCATGCCAGACCTACTTAAAAAGCCCTTTAAACGCTTTTAAATTCACTTAAACCAATTCCGGTAATATCTTTTATCACACAATGCATAAAATCAAGTTCTGGGGCATTCTGGCGGCTATACGGCTATGTAAGGTTTTCGCCCTCAATTTCATCCGCGATACTGATTATCACTTGTGCAATATCCGGATAATCGGCCCCAAGGCTTTCAAAGACCTTCATCTTTAAAGCGTTCAGGGCGGACTGTATTGCGCCGTTTACTTTACGCGCGTCAATTTTCAGTTTTTCATTGCGTACCTGCGCGGTTTGTAATGTGGCTATGGCTCGGGCCGCCTTGAATTTTTCCTCCATGGACATATCATCGCTGACGGTAAGCTCCGTTAGTAGCTGGCTGATCAGCGCGTTGTTGGCTTCGTGCAGTTCCGTGGTTGGGCGGTCAATGTTATCCTCAGCAAGGAGCTTAGCATATTCTTTAGCCATACGGACAGCTTCAAAATGCTTCAGGTACTCCCGTCCATATCGTCCGACGCTGGAAAAATGTACATTGTGGCCTTTGTCTTTCAGGTAGGATGATATTCCCTCGTAAGTCTCGCCGATCAACAGCCGGTTTTCAACTTCCTTTTTTATGGGCATGGGGAGAGCGCTGACTTTACCGTGGCTTCTGTTCTTCGGCATCAGATTACAATCCCTTCCACCGTTATAGTCCCTTCAAGTAAATCCGTCCCGGCGGCGGTAATGCTGCATAATTCCCGCCGGATATTGAGCACGTTATTTTCAATAACACGCAAGACTGCAAATCCTTTACCCTCTAAGTATGCGCAAGTTTCAATTACATCCTCCGGCTTGACTGCGTAACCCATCCTTTTTACTGATATTTCAAGTATCTTAGTGCCGATACCCTCGGCTCCGGCTTCTTGGCAAAGCTTCAGGATAGCCCCTCGTAAAAGTTGCTTTTCCATCGTTTTTATTAGGTTACTCACTTAATATCACTCCCACGTCCGTAATATCGCCTTCCGCCAGATTCACCCCCAGCGGCGTTAGGTCTATTGTCGTAGATTGGTTTTCCTCATTAATTGCATTAACATCAATAAACGCCTTACCCTTACCGGGCAGGTAATTAATTGCTCTGGTAATATCGCGGTCAGAATTGTATCCACGGTGCCGCAAAAGGTTTTTCAATGTCTTTATCGTTAACGGTTTCACTCATCCGCGTTTCCCAATATTCCGGTGATGTGATAACGCCTAAATCCACTAATTTACGGAAGGCCACCATCTGCCAATCCGGGACGGTAGCCGCGCAGCTTTTAATAATAGTTTCGTCCGGCTGCTCGGATATAGGCATATTTACAACTTCATTCATCATCCTGACTATATGATCACCATATGTAAGCGTCATGGCCCAGTTTCCGCTAAGGCTTTCAACCGTTTTACATTTGCCGAAGAGATATGGAAAATGGCGCGGGTCAGGTGAGCCGGGTAAAGGGTAACCTTCCGCCCCGGCGTATAAAGCCAAATGGTCGATATGCGCTTTGACGCCTTCGTCCCAGCTTTCAAACCTGTGATGTGCGCTCGGGTCTTCGCAACCGCCGCCCTGCCTTGTTTTCAATCCGCATGGGTTATTGAAACTTTCATCCAAAACCCCGCCAAAACGCCCGTATCCCGTTTCTTTGGCGGCTTGGCAATATGCTACAATAGGATTGACGCCGCCGCGAAGGGGCGCATAAAGAAAATATAAGCCAACTAATCCAATAAATACCTCCGTAGCTCTTTTGCTTTCGGCCCAATCCTGCGCTTGATTTAACGTCGCTGTTGCCGGGCCGATGATGGGTGTGCCGATGTGCGCATCGGTCACGTTAAAGAACTCGCAAATAACCTGGGCCTGTGTGTCGGCAAGGGCTCTCAGGTTTTCATCTTTTAATAAAAACGCTTCATCCAGCGGATTGTCATGGAAGCCGCTTTCAACCAACAGCACATGTGAAGCTCCGGCGCGTATGGCTTCGAGTATGACAGTATAATGGTCTTGCCCTTTGTGGTTGTTGCTTTCGCGGGTTTTTGCGCCTCTGTTCGGCGTGACCACATGCTCCGCAATAGCTTTAGCCATCGCCATTGCTAACATTTTATCACCGGGACGCGCTAAGGAATAAAATACTTCTACACCGCGAACGCTCCCGTTAAAAGCATTGGAGTGTTGGGAAATGAATAAATCACATCCGGCGACGGTTCGGCCGCGCGCAGTCAATGATGGGTCTTGGTTTTCCGTCCGCGTTAAGTTGACCGAAAACCCATGCTGTTCCAGCATGGGTTTCAAATAGTTTGATAGCTTCCACATTCCGGCGTACTCAAAATACCCGTTCGGGCCTCTGTTTGCATTCCCCGGCGCGTGGCCGGGGTCGATAACGATTTTATAACTCATATATATCCCCCTTTAAACCGGCTGCTTTGCACGGTTGTTCATTGCTTTAAAAGCTTCAATGATTTTACCGGCGGCGGAGCTTGTTATCCATTTCTCGCTTTCTATGCTGAATTGGCTTTTTATAAACTCCATAAACCGCTTCATATCCGGCTTACCCCCGGCAGTTACCCAACCAAGCTTAACCAAAAGCCCGTTTATGTACATCCATTGTTTTTCCGTCATCATGCCCGGCGTGGATGTCAGTTGCCCCTCAAGGCTGTCAATAACCTTTATCGCTTCGATTTTTGACAGCTTTTTTATGCTGTCTTTCTTAACAAGCCCGTAAACATGTTGATGGAGCGTATCGTTGTCAATTCCACGTTCACGGCTCAGGGCGTATATTTTGCGCATTTGTGCTGCTGTAATAATGGTCATGGTCTACCCCCTTATCTTTTCGCGGTCAGCGTCGCAAAAGAATTGATCCTCAACTTTTCGTGTCACTCCGCCGATTTTAACAAGCTCTTTATCAGAGTACAGAGCAAGAGCGGCCTTGCTGATGCTTTCCTTCACTGATATACAGTTAGTCATACCCAACTTTTTCAAACGCTCTAATATCTCCTCAGTCTTTTTTGTGCTGTAGGAAATGTTTGTGGACTGCCGGAAGCCTACCGTGCCGAATGTCAGCGCCTTAGACTTGCCGTCAAGCTCTTTTTTGCGCTCAATTACAAAGGCCCTTATTTGAGCCTCCAGAACCGTTAAGGCGGTCTGGAGCGGTTTGCTTCGTTTTTGTCTATATCATCTCCAATCAACGCATAGCAATATATCTTGTTTCGATTAAACCCCACATTCGTCAACTTAGCTGCCGCTCTTTTAAATGCTGGAAGTGTCGTATCAGTATCACAAGCAAGCCACAATTCCTTTATCCGCAAACTGGTTATAGCGTCTATAAAGTGATCATCAATCAAATCAACATCTAAACCACCCTTGAAGCATATCCCATGCTGCGTCTTAAGCATGTTAAAAACCTTATCTTTATGCATGCGACTAGCTTGTAAAAAGTTGTTATCCTGAATAACGTTGCCTTGACATATAGGTAATTCTTTTAACCTGCCTTCAAGTTTATGAACTATGCACCATGGACATTGGTTGTTGCATCCCCTTGTAGTTAAGATAATGTTCGGCTTAACGTACATACCTTGGATAAAATCATTCGCTGGTGAACCTAATCCCGGGCCGCCTAGCTTGACAGGCTTGTTTGTGCGTCCTTCCCATTGGAACGCCAATTCTTCACATTCGGCCCTATCCCATGTAAAAATGCATGATATATGTACTTCGTCATGCTCGGGTATGAACTGGGGAAGCAGCGGAAGGCCGTAGAAAGCGTATGAATCTGTGGGTGTATATTGCTTGTTTCGGCGCAGGAAGACACGTATTATAGGTCTTTTCATAGTCATTTTTTAAGCAATGCTCATTTCCTTGGCCATCTTAGCCAATCGGGCGGCGGTAAGCTCTTTGTAATCGTTTATTTCAAATGCGATAATGACATTTACATAAACATTAACCGCGCCGCGCAGACCGTAGTTGGTTTTACTGATGGCATGAAGGACTTCCAGCGCGTCCTTTTCCAGTGCCGCTTCATCAAAAACCATCCTTATATCCTTCAGCTTCATATCAGCCGTCAATACATGGGCCTTGTCGCCGATACGACTGAATAGCTGGGCGTATGACGCCTGACCAGCTCCGCGCATCTTCAAGTAAATTTCCTCGTTGCCGATAAAGGCTATACCTATGCCGCTTTCATCCGTTATAGAGCGCAAGTGGTTGATAACCCGGACGGTCAAGTGCTGCGCTTCGTCCACGATGATCACCCTGTTTGAACCCCGGAGTTTATTCACTGTCTCGGCATAAATGCGTCGCGTTACTTTTTCCTTAATCTTAAGCTCATCGGCCAATAATTCATTAACGCCGGTTATAGTGGCAAAGCATGGGGAAATGGTTATCATTATGGCTTCCGGATTGTTTTTCATATATTCCCGCGCCGCCATGGTCTTTCCGATCCCCGCGTCGCCGTAAGCCACACCGATTTTACCTTGTAAATGGCAGTATGTAATGATGTTTGTAACATGCTGGCTAATAGAGGTCATTTTGAATCCGGGTGCTTTAGGTGAAGCGGCTTTCTTTTCGTTGTGTTGTAAAAGCTTTTCTACTTTTGGAATAAGTGTGTGCGGGGTTTTATATGTTCCGCTTAGAAACTGGCTTACGAGAGAACCGGACAGGCCGCCTAATTCCCTGCCAACCTCACCTTGTTTTTTTCCGGTTCTTTCCATGTAGTCCTTCAGGAGCTTAATAGCCGTAGCTTCGCCCATGGTTGGGTTTTCTGCATCCGATACCTTTAAATCGTTCATTTCTTCATATGATGATGCACAAGCCAATTCATAAACCATATTTAACCATCCCTTCGCTCTTTAAATTTTTGGAGTGCCGTTGTCCAGTCAATCTCTTCATCCGCTTCATCCGCAAAATCAAAACCTACGGCCTTCGCCAGCGGTTCCGCCGCAAAGATGGGCCGGATGAATTTCGGATTAATAACCTCGCCTTCCGCGAGATTCCCGGCGGCCTTATCCAATATCAATGTCAACTCGTCGTTTGTCTTAATATCCTTGAGCTTTTTATAACCCTTGACGGCCTTCGAAGCCGCACGGGCTTCTTGTTGGTTCTTGGCGATTTCCTCTTTTGTGGCGTCGTAGCCAAGCTCCTCTTTTAGCGCCGCCATGCATATGTACCGCTGATCCATGTCGTAAACCCGGACTTCCCTTAAATTGTCGGGGCTGTAACGTACATAAACGTCCTTGCCAAAATAGTTAAGCCAGAGGTTATGTTCAAAGTATTGCAGTTTCTTTTCGTAGAATGTTAATGTTACGCCGTTCTTGCCCACTTTCATAGGATTAGACCAGCGCATGAACAGTTGGTTAAGCTGGGCTTCCGTAGCAAGGCGCTGTTCGATAAGCATTTCAGAAAAAACCTCATCCGGGGTTCTGCCGTACATACCTTCGCCGCTGTGGGGCTGCCTGTTGTACCAACCGGCAATCCATGTATCCACAAATGCAGTGAACTCCTCTACGGTTTTTAGCCTATCAGGGTTTTTAACAACCTCTTTCAACCTCCCCGGCTTTTCCGTGACGTTGCCGCCGGTGTAGGCATCAAACAGCTTTGAAAACGTGTTTTTTACTGTTCCAAACGCTCTTTCAACGCCTTTGGCCCTTGCGTTCCGGGGTAGAGCCGTTCGGAACTCGATGCCTAAGTCCTTTAATATGCTTGGCGGCGTAAATTCTCCCGGCGCAATCTTTTTCCTTCGGAACCCGTTGCCCCCGAAGTCGTGGAAAAGGAATTCCCTCCCGTTGTCGGTGTAGATCATCTTGGGTATGCCGTATTTCTCAATACCTTTTTTCAAAGCGTACAGCGTGGCGTCGGCGCAGGGCCGGTCTGTCACGCACCACCCCATCATCTTCCGCGTCCTTACGTCCATAAAAACCGTAAGATAAAGCCGGAGGGGCTTACCGCCGTCTTGGAGAATAACATCTAAGGTATGGTTGTCGGCAACCCAGATATCGTTAGGTTCAAGGTTGTCGTACATCCGTTTTATGTGCGGTTCGCATTTGCTGATATATTCCTCTTCACCGTGGCGGTAATATAAAACGTATGGAAGTGCGATTTTACTGACTTCACGTAAAAACGTGCTATGCGCGGGTATCTCAGGCAATTCGGGAAGGATGCCGTCCCTTAGTTGCTTTTCCAATTCCAGCCGTGTTAAGGTCATGCATAATGTCACACTTTTCCGGGATTCGTCAAGATAGAAGTATTCAAATATGTCCCAGATGTACGGAGTCAGTTTTTTGCTGTGGTTCCCGTGCTTGCCCCGCCGATCCAGAAGCCCTGCTTCGCCTTCAACGCTAAAAGACTTCCATTTACGATAAAGCGCCCTGCGGGTAAGGTTAAGCCCGGGAATTTCGGCATTACATTGTTCGATAAAGGCATTGTCGGCTTCTTCCGTGCTCAATCCACTGATGAAGCGGTATCGTCGCCAATCGGAAAGGAGTTGTTTCCATGAGCTTATCTCCTCCCACTCGGCGGCGGACATGTTATCGAAGTTAACGGCGATATCAGGTCCAGCGGCTTCTAACGACATTCTTTGTAATGCTGCCTTATCCTGTTTACGCCTGAGCCGCTTATATTTAATCCGGAGGTTGTCTGGAAGTGCGGACAGCGGGATGCGGAACTGAACGCCGCCCTGACCGGTTGAAAGGCCAAAAACCTCAAACCCCTTTATCTTTCCATTTTTTATTTGAGCCTGAACATGCCTTTCGCCGCAGTCTTTCAGCCCGGCAACCTCTTTAACCGTCAAATATTGTTCGTCCGCCATTCCCGCTTCACCACCCTGCATAAAAATAACTCTTTTAATTTGACATGGCATATGCTACAATGTAGCATATGGTGTTATATCGTGGCGTTCACGCGGGAAGGTCGAGTTTCCCGTATACGTGAACGCCTTCCATTATTCTACATATTTTAGTATATCCAGCCCCAACCGTGCCGCTATTTTAGGCGCATGTATGCCATTGGGCCGCCGTCCGTACATTATGTGATTCAAGTACCTGCCGCTTGTACCTACCTCAGCTGCCAGCTGCGCCAGCGACATATCTAAGTCAATGACACGTTTCTTGATATCCTTGCCGAAGCTTGTTAGTATCTGTTTTTCCTTCTTTGCTTTCATACTTTCACTCCTGTTCAAAATGTTTTAAGATGATTTCATCCCGTAATCTCGCAATTTCCAATATAACCACCGCCAGAAGCATCCCCAACGGGACAATTAGATACTCACCGCCTAATGCCTTGTACCCTCTGAATTGATATGCCGCTTCGATACAGGCCGGGGTTATGACGATTGAAGCGCCAATCACCAGCGCGGCGGTTATGTAACGACGTTTTACTCTTTTACCCATCGGCATCTCTCGTTATCATCGCCGTAAATCTCGATTAGGTCGTCAAAGCTCCAAAAACCAGAAAAATATAACTCCCTATCAAAAATGCTCACATGGACGCTTTGTCCTGTGATTTTATTTTTGATTATGCATGGTCTCCACTCCATAAATGTAGCCTCCTTAGAAATACTTAGGGTTATTTATCCCCTCGCATACGCACAAGTGACTAAGCTCGAAGTATTCGGTGTCGGTTATATGCTCAAGCTCAAAAGCAAGCAGGATTTTACCGTATGTTTGAAGCAATAAATCCCTTGCGGATAAGCTTGTTTTAGCGTATTCGATTTCTTTCTGAAGCCGGTCATACATTAGTTTTCGCCCGTTTGATTGTTCAAGAAATGCCTGTCATAATACTTCTTGACAGCCACGCTTGATATCGTATAACCGTGGGCGCAGCAAAAACGTTCGATTTGTTTGAAATTCAAAGATTGTTGTTCAAGCATAAGCCCAAGCATTACATTGACTTGATTAACTATTTCCACCGGAAACGTACTAAGCTTAAGCTTGACCGGCATAGCGTTCTGTCGGGGATAATGTATTTTATCAGCGCTGCTAGGATTGGTTGTACGGCCTCCTTTAATAGGTACCGTCTCAAATACATGTTTCAATGTTTGAGAGACTATTTCAGGAATCAACCGCGTCATGGTTTCCGTTACAATTCCCGCAATATAGTTCATTTCGTTGTCTATTATGTAACTACCGCTCTTCCGCAGACTAGGTAACACTTCGGATGTTACCCAGCGGCGGAAGGCTTTGGCCTTTGGGAGCTTGCTGGAGAGGATTAGGCTGTATAGGCCGGATTCGTTGATTATGATCATATTGCGGTTTTGACCTGACGCACTAATTTGATGCGTCAGTTTATCTTCATCGTCAACATGATGTTTTATGGCGTTTCGCCCGGCTTCATATCCTAACACTTCTGCCACATCTTTACCGACAAGCCACGGTTCACTGTTTATCAGTAAGCCACGTACACCGCCAAACTCGTTATGGCTGAAAACCTTTAATTCGTTCATGATTGACCTCCTATGATTTTTTATGTTGCGCCTATTGGATGGGAGCGCAGTTTAGATGGGATTTTTTTGGGTAGTTTTTTTTCAATGAGTGTGTTATCATAAATCATGGAAATATTCTATCCATAATCATTATAATGTCATATTTTCCTTTTGTCAATAGATAAATGGGAAATATTCAATTATAAATTTAGGAGTGGCTAATATGACATTAACCGATAAAATAAAACATGTCGCAGAGCAAAAAGGAGAAACTTTCGCATCATTGGAGAGACTTTTGGATTTTGGTCAAGGTACAATTCGTAAATGGGATTCAAGTAACCCTTCATCAGATAAATTAAAGAAAGTGGCAAATTTTCTAGGAGTATCAGTAGATTGGCTCTTAAGTGATGAAGATAATGCTAGTGCTGGTATGAATTCTACTTCATTGCTTGAAGCCGACGCTGATATAATAACAAAGGAAGAAAGACGGCTTGTCAAAAACTTTAAAAACCTAAGTCCCAAACGCCAAGACGAATTGCTTAACCAATCTGCCATACTTCTTGAAAAAGATAAACAAGAAAAAGATAACGAAGTCCGGTCTTTCCGCATTGCTGCCCGTGGCAACGCCAACGCTACTCTGGATTTAACTCCTGCGCAAATAAAGGAATTGAAAACATGGTTAGATAACTACGAACAGGAAGATTTAAAAGATTTAATTTAATTATTTGGCCCATTAATTTAGTTAAAAAGCTCAAAAAATCTAAGAATTGGAACACTTATAAACGCCTTCTTTGTTCATACTAATCAAAGGAGGTATTTATTATGGATGCTTACCCGTATTACAAACAAGCGCGTGATAGGGCTTGGCAAGCTCTTATTGATTGCGGAATAAATAGATTACCAATTTACCTTAATTTGATAGCCAACTATTACAGAATAAAGCTAATTACATATTCAAGATACCCTCTTACCCGTTTATTTAAGCCAGATGCTTTAGAAGGTGACGGTTTTATCGTTATAATAAACAATAGGAAAACAATTTTCCTGAATGATCAAATCAAGACAAGGGGGCGGCGGCGGTTTACTGTTGGGCATGAGCTTGGACACGGGCTCCTTAACCACCCGCTTGAAGAAATTATCTTTAGAAACAGCGAAATCGACAGCAAGGATAATCCGCTGGAAATGCAAGCCAACGTATCTTCGCGCGATATTTTGGCTCCGGCCTGTATTTTGCGGGCTTTAAATGTTACGACACCAGAGGAAATCATGCGCATATGTAGGTTATCAAGGGTGTCATCAGAAATACGGCTCAGCCGCTTAAATATGCTCATAGCGCGTGACGCATTTTTCAAGTCCCCGCTCGAACGTCAGGTATATGTAAATTTTAAAGAATATATTATCAATATGGGAGGCAAATACGAACTACATTAATAAGGAAGGAACTGGATCGGGTCTTAATAATGAGTTTAATAAATTGTTTTACTAGATTGTCTTTTTAGACGTTGAAAAGCACGTAAAATTAACTAACGAACTAAAACGGTAGTTCGTTAGGTTTTGTTCGTTAGCCCCCGGTATTTTTTCACATATATGCCGCCTTAGTTACAAAAACCCTAATTTTGAATAACCTTGATTTAATCATGGTTTAAAGTTAGTTAAAGGTAGTTTAACAGATTTTTTCAAATTCAAAAATGAACTCAATCCACCGCTTTTTTTGATAAAATCATCAGTCATAAAGAATGACAAAACTAAAAATTAAAACCGACAAAGCTTGATTTTTCAACTTTTTCAAGATTTGCCGGTTTTTTTCATAATCATATTTTTTGTCATTCTTTATGACGTTTTACAGCAGAATCTTGATATTTCCGTGTGAGTAAGTGAAAAACTGTTAATCTAAATAACATTTCAGGGACTTTTGTTATCAAAACAAGAGTCTCTTTTTTATTTGTGACAAAGGAAGGATGATTATATGGCGAATACATGGAGCGGTATAACCCCTAACCTTGAATTAGAGGTATATTCTATAATTTCGGTTTTATCCGATGACATAACCGGCGAACAATTACTTGCGAGCATAATTAACGCAACAAATTCAAACACCACAAAAATAGATGACTTTGCCGGAAGAGCAGCGTCGAAGCCTGCTTCGGCAGCACAAGGACGCATCGCTCAGTTTGATGCAAACCGGAACGTAATAGACAGCGGAAAGAACATTTCACCGGTTCTTGGTGCAGATGATTCAACTGTTCCTACAAGCGGGGCAGTCAAGGAGGTTACAGACAATAAGGCTGATAAAGCTTCTGTTAACGCAACAGGAAATATATCTGTCATTGCGGCGGGTGGAAATTATGAAGACAGCGGAAAAGCCTTCGCAAACGGCATTTCTTCACAATCAACAGATAGAGAGATACCTTCCGCTGCGGATGTCCATGATTATGTTTTGATGGCACAGTTGGCACATACCGATTATCAAGGCATGTTCGATTATTTTGGTTCAAGGGCGCAGGTCGAAGCCGTTCCAGCAACCGCTGGACAAAAAGCGATTATTTATGTAGGCGCACAAAACAATTTTACCGGTGTACAGCGCGGGGATTATGACGGCGTATCATGGTCGTTTGTTGATGTATCACCTTCCGAAAATAACGGTGCATGGATTTTTGCTAAGACGCTGCTTGGGGAAGATGATACCCCGTTTGGTATCGCCGTATATAAAAATGACGGCACAAACCCTGCCGAGTTTGATGTCGCTCCGTTTCCCATGTTCAAAGCCGACAACATTACAATCTGCGTTAATAACAACGGCAATTTGGCATTGATGAAAAGGCAGATAACTACCGCTAACGGTACAAAAACCGTCCTTAACGACACAACAGGCGACAATATTTCCTACGACAGCAATAAAACTGTTAAACAAGCGATAGACGAAAAAATCGGAAAATCAGAATCATTCAATGGTGATATCAGCGGTACATATGATAATCTATCACTTGCGAATGCAGCCACGGCAGGAACAAGCGGTGAATCTGCTCAGCGTAACCTTAATTTCGGTGATTCGTTCAAGGTTTTACAACAGACCATAGACGATAAGGGGCGTACAACTGCTGTTAATGAGAGGTTAATGACATTACCCGATGCTCCGACAATCGGTAACGGCACTGTTACCGTCAACCAAGGCGGTCAGCAGATTGCCTCGTTTACCCTTAACCAAAGCAACAACGTTACCATAGAAATCGAAGACAGTTCAGGCGGCGCGAATGTATATGACTCAACCGTTGAACTCGCGGGTGATGTCGGCGCAACAATAGTCGTACCTGTTTCAGCTATTCAGATTCTGCAAGGCAGTGAAATTCTTTTGGAACAAACACTCGTTTCCGATGCCGGATTTAACGGCGCAGGAACAGGTGGCACGATAGGTATAATTATAAGCTATTCAAATCCGCCTGCCAATTCATCTGTCAATGTAAAGCTGCTCACGTTATCAGGTGGCGGAGCGATGGATTTTATTCCGTCAACAAGCGGCACGAATACATATACAGCAACGCTTGAAGGTTATACGGCACATGTTATCGGGCGTCCTTTCTTGGTTAATTTTTCAATAGCCAACACAGGGGGATGCACCTTAAATATAAACAATCTCGGAGCGGTTAATATTCTGCGCGGTGTTAATACTGTGCTTGCTTCCGGCGATTTATCGGCAAATTCAGTACACATGTTGGTTTATGACGGAACAAGGTTCCAATTAATTACGCAAGGCATGAGGTTGACAGGCATTCAATTGGCATCGCCGATAACCGGAATGACAAGAAACCTCGGCACTACTGCCGACATCGCAGAAACAGATACTATTTTACAGGCATTTGGAAAAGCTTTGTCTTTAGCTTCCTTGTTAGTCGGATTAACACGGAACATCGGTACAGCCGCCGATATTGCGGCAACCGATACGGTGAGAGAGGCTTTTGCTAAAGCAATATCTCTTGCGTCACAAATAACAGGGTATACCGTTGGGTCTAATACTGTTCTTGCCGCCACTGATACGTTAAGGGAAGCTCTTGGAAAGATACAGGGGCAGATAAACGCCCGTATTGCGCTATCTTCTCAGATTACGGGATATGCTCTGGGGTCGAATACCGAACTGGCCGCTACTCAAACCTTACTCGCGGCATTAGGAAATCTGCAAGCACAGATAAACGCCCGCATTGCTTTGTCCTCACAAATTACCGGATATGCAATCGGGTCGAACACGGCATTAGCGGCTACGCAGACATTGCTTGCGGCTCTTGGTAACTTGCAAGGTCAGATTAACGCCCGAATTGGCTTAACGTCAGCGATAACAGGATATACAGTCGGCGCAAATACTGTTTTGGCGGCTTCGGATACGCTTCTCCAAGCACTTGGAAAGGTTCAGGGACAAATAGACGCTTTGGCATCCGGCGGCGCAGGCGGCAATTTTGTTGTTAACAGAGGTGCGTTGACAGAATCACAAGTAAACGACACTCGACCCGGAATGTGTTACGCAGGTACAATAGTCGCATCGGTCGCAACGGCTGTCGGTTTAGGCAGCGGCAACTGGTCGATTGAATTTTTACCGAGCGGAACATTAGGCTGGGGTATGCAACGCGCCACGGGAATCGGCGGAACGGTTGCACGACAAATCTTCGTTCGGACTACATCATCGCTGGACACATGGAGCGCGTGGAATGGTTTAACAGGCGGAGTAAGAAACATTCAAACAGCACAGTACACCGTACCCGTAAATACTAACGTAAATACAACATTCACGATACCTATTACAACGGTTGCGTCAACCGCTCGTTCTTTGCCTGTAATTTATGGCGGCGGCGGAGTGAACAATACAGGGCAACCGGCGGGATTTCCTCCGCAACAGCGAGTTGTTCCGCAGGAATGCCGTGTTTCAAGCACAACCGCCATCACCGCTCAGCTTTCTCCGTCATTAAATGTGTTTTATGGCGGGACGACATTGAATGGAACCGGAGCTTTAATGAGAATCTTTGTGCTGGAACATAACACATAATCGCAGGAGGTCAAAATGACAGATGATGGTGTAATTTATTATGACGGAATGAGGATGTTCAAGCATATTTTATTTCATTGCCATAATGGAAAAAGGACAGTTCAAGGATTTTTAATATCTTCCATCCCCGAATCGAATATGCAACGGCAAGATATTATGTTTGTTGCGGATAATGACCCTTTACTGCATACTATTAATGAAGGCTGGCAGCTTGATTCAAGCGGAAATTGGCTGCCGCCCGAAATATCATTAACAGCGGTAAAAACAAATCTTGAAAGCGATATTGCGGAAATAAGACATCAGTTGCATTTATTGAAAGAGTACGAGGAAACAGCGGAATGGTTAGGCGTTACCCCTTATTCGGAGGAATGTAATGCCGTTTTGCCATCGCCTGTATATCATAAACCTGAGATACCGCAAGCTCCGAAATATAACAATCTGTTTGAAGCGTTTCAATCGCTTATGCAGGATGAAGCAAAGGACATTGTTAACGTGGGCATTCAGCCGATGACAGCGGGTGTTCAACAAAAGACGGCGGTTATATCAACGCCGACGCCTATACCGCCGAAAAGCGAGTTAATATTATTATTACAGGATAAACGGCAACAGTTATCGGCTGAGGAGCTTCATCTGAATAACGAACAACTTGATAAAATAAGCAAGGTATAGCTTTTATGGCAGTAGATACGGCATCGTGTCTGCTGCTTATTTTTTACGAATTTTTATCTCTCTGTTTTACACCATATAAAATTAGCTATTCACATGATATAATACTACTTTGTAAGATTAGTGTAAGATTGGCGATATATAATCTTTCAAAGAGGTGTACTTTATGGAAATAAAAATTTTGGTAGTTGAAGACGATATGCATATCCGTGAAGCGGTCAAAGCCTATCTCGTGGATGCAGGGTACACGGTTGACACTTGCGCTGACGGCAATGACGCTTTGGAAAAATTTTATGATAACGTATATCATCTTGTTATTTTAGATATTATGCTCCCCGGAATAAACGGACATGAGCTATTGAAAGAATTGCGTAAAATACATGATACTCCCGTCCTGATGATGACCGCATTAGATGACGAGGCAAACGAAATAAAAGCGTTTACGAATGAAGCCGATTATTATGTTACTAAGCCGTTTACTATTGAAATTCTGTTGAAACGCGCGGAAGCCTTATTACGGCGAAGCGGTGTCTTAAAGAAAGAAGTCTGCTTTGGAAAGTTGACATTATACCCTGAAATATATAAAGCAGAGTATGGCGGCGTAGATATTGGGCTGACAGCGAAGGAATTTGATATTCTGTTTTTGTTATATCAAAATAAAAATAAGGTTTTGTCGCACGAAGGATTACTAACAAAAATATGGGGATACGACTTTGACGGCGGCGAAGGTATCGTACATGTCAATATAAAACGCTTGCGGGATAAACTTCCCGCAGGGATTATTAAAACAATAAAAGGCGCAGGGTACTGTTTGGTGGAGGTTGACGATGAAGAGTAGGATTTTCGGCATTTACGCAAAGGTTTTTTCATATACAGTCCTTATTCTTGTTGTTGTCATAGCTGTTGCGGCGACGTTTTTTTCAAATCAAATAAGAGATATAATGCAGACTATGGAACGCCAGCAATTAACAAACATTTTTACTCCGTTATTATCGGAATTAAACGAAAAATCAAATGACGAAATAGTGAGATTCGCCGAAGAATTTCACCAGCGAAACGCTTCCGTGGAGTTCAGCATTAGAACGGAGAACGGTGAAGTAATTTATCAAACGTCAAACGCAGCGTCACAGAATGTTATGTATTTTAGAGAAGAAACGCAAAATGTCTTTTTTACTGAAAGGCAAATAAGCAATGATTTTTACACAGCCCAACCTTTATCAAACGGCATGATTATTTATATGTCAAGCACTGCTTCTGACAATTTATTCGGCGGTGTTGTTTATAATGAATTTTTTCAACGAACAATTATCGTCCTGTTTGTATTACTTATTATAGGAGCTTCAAGCGCGGGACTGTTCGCATATAGGATAACAAAGCCAATAAAAAATATTGCTTTTGACACGAAAAGAATGGCGAATTTAGAATTAGTGCCGCCACCCATCAGACGCAAAGATGAAATCGGACATCTTGCGGAAGACGTATACAAAATGTACGAAGCGTTAAAGAGCGAAATCGAACGGGTACGCGAAATGGAAGAAAACCAACGATACTTTTTTTCGGTGGCTTCGCATGAATTAAAAACTCCCATTGCGTCAACTTTGATTCTTTTGCAAGGGATGCTGGATAATATCGGGGATTATAGTGACCATCCAAAATATTTGATTGAATGTATCAAAAAAATGAAAACACAAAGCAAAATGATTACCGAAATACTTGATATTGTACGACTGACCGACGGTACAATAATACCTAACTATGAAAAAATAATAGTAGGCGCAGTTGTAAACTCGGTTATCGCTTCACATCAAACATTGATAGAATCGAAAGAACTGCGTTTAAATATTAATCTCCCGGATTCATTAATTTGTAAAGCAGACGTACAAATGCTTACTCGCGTTCTTTCAAACGTAATCTTAAACGCGGTTCAGAACACGCCGGAGCATGGTGAAATCTGTATATGGCATGAAGAAAACAGACTATTTGTATTAAATAAAGGCGCGAATATAGATGCAGCGGCAATTTCAAATGTGTTTGAACCTTTTTACCGAGAGGATAAAGCGAGAACCAGCGAAGTAAACCGCAGCGGGCTTGGGCTTACCATCGTTAAGAAAACGCTGGACTGCATGGGAATTAATTTTTTTCTTGAAAATACAGATGACGGTGTATGTTTTTTTATAGATTCACCTGTTTTGTAAGATTGGGATGTTATCATAAATTTAATCAAATTTGGGGGAGGAAATATTTAATGTACATCATTCAAAACGCGTTGAAAAATGTAGCGCGTAACAAGGGTAGGAACATTTTACTAGGGTCGATTATTTTCGCCATTATTACAACAACGGTGGTTGCGTTAATGATTACCAACACATCCGACAAAATCATCGACGAATATAAAGGTCAATTCGGTATTGAAGTGACGATAGAACGCAATACGCAAACATTCGTTGATATGCGCCAAAGAGGGGAAGCCTCAATGGGAATCACAATTACCAATGAGCAATACATAGCATTTGCCGATTCGCAACTTTTGCAACGAAGCACGATTATGAACAGCGCATTGATTTACAGTGAGGAATTAACCGCAATAGGTCAAACCGGGGAATTGCGCGCAGGGAGCGGATATGTAATCGCCCCGACTATGCAGATGCAAGGAAATAACTGGGATGATTTCACAAACGGCCACAGGGTTTGGGTTGACGGCGTTATGCCTGCACGAGCGGGCGAATGTGCCATCAGTGAAGAACTTGCCGAATTAAACGGAATATCCGTCGGCGACACTGTCCGAATACTTGGAGTTGTGATGGAACCTGCCGCCGCAATGGGATTCACCGCGCCTGTTTAC